AGTCAGCCGCGAGTGGGACGAGAAGCGCCGCGCCAGGAAAACCGAAGTACATCACGAGTGCAGCGGGTTCGCTGCACCGCAACAGGAGAATCCATGAGCGCCTTTCGAGACTGGCTTGCGAAGAACCAACCGCTGCTCGCGGGGCCGAGCGCCGACGCCGTGTGGCCGGGGATGGTGCAGGGCATGGAACTCGCCTGGGATGCGGCCTGCGAGGCGTGCGCCCGAGCGCAGAGCCCCGTGCTGCGTGACATGACCTCGCGCGGCGCCGCCGCCGATAAGTGCCGCGCCTTGAAATCGCCGCCCGCCGACGAGAAGCCATGAACAAAGAAGTGAAGAACGTAGGCGACCCGTGCGGCTGCCCGACCGTTTGCTACAAGCCCGGCGGGCTCAAGTGCGCTATTACGGGCGAGGTCAACCAGATCCAGAAGTTTCACGAAGGCGTGCCCGTGGACCGGACGATCAGCGAGGCCATCGTCGCGCTGGGCGGCACCGTCGATCCGCCCGTGACCGAACCGCCTTCGCAGAGGGACGGGTTCAAGGAGGAATGATGGGCGTGAAGAAAGGCGACATCCTCCCGCGGCGCCCGCTGGCCGAGCGGTTTTGGGAGAAGGTCGATTCCTCCGGCGGCCTCGAGGCGTGCTGGACGTGGAAGGGCGCTACCCGGCATTGGGGCTACGGCTGCATCTGGAGCGGTGGCGGGCACGGGAAGATCCTTGTTGCCCATCGCGTCGCCTGGGAGTTGACCTGCGGGCCGATCCCCGAGGGGATGTGCCTGGATCACATCTGCAAGAACCCGAAGTGCGTCAACCCCTCGCACCTTCGCGTGGTGACGTACTACGAGAACTACGTGGACTACAGTGACTCGCCTTTCGCCAAGAATGCCACGAAGACGCATTGCAAGCGCGGTCACGAGTTCAGCCGCGAGAACACGGCGATGGTGTGGCGGCTGTTCCGTCGCGGGAAGACGGGCAATTGGTGCCGGTTCTGCCTGACCTGTTTCCCTCAATACTGGCGGCACGCCATCGTGCCACGCAGCCCGCCTCCAGGCGTGATACCGCGCTATCGACCGGCGAAGAAGCACGTACCGCCGACCGAGTCCCCCTCCACGTATACACCGAAAGGATAGACATGAAAGGCTTCACCCTGATCGAAGCGGTTCTTGTGCTTGCAATCATCGGAGTCCTTGCGGCCTCCGTGTTAGTGCCGCCCTACCGCTGCAAGGTCACGTCGGAAGCGATGAACAAACCGCACCGCTTCGGGTACATCGAGGGGTGCCTGATCCAACACAAGGGCGAGTGGATTCCCATCACGCAATTCCGCGTGATCGACTGAGCCCCCTTTCGTATGGGTCTCGATCAAATCATCATCGGCGTATGCGGGCTCGCGTCCGTGTGGCTGTCGCAGGACGCACGGCCGAGCTGGCGCCGGTTCGCGTGCCTGTTCGGGCTCGCCGCTCAACCCGCGTGGATCTACACGACCTATCAGGCGGGACAGTGGGCCATCTTCGGGCTGGCCTTCATCTACACCGTGGGATGGGGGCGCGGCGTGTGGAACTTCTGGATTAAACCCCCTCGCTAAGGGGTCTCGAACGTCCCGACTGTAAGTTGCCAACCCATTGACTTGTCGGATAGCGCCGACAGAAAATCGCGCGCAGTGGGGTAGTAGGCAGAAGAAAACCAATATCCGCGAACCCCCGCGCGCCCCTTTTGGGGCATGAGCCCGTTGTGCGTACGCGGGCTCGCTCGCCCTTCAAAACCCGGAAGACCCCCATGGACATTCGGACCGAGCTCCGCGATGAAGTCCGTGCGTGGGCGATTCCCGCCGGCCGCGCCTCGATGGTACTGGGGTTCATCGTGCTGGCGCCTCTATGGTTTCTGGCGTGGGCGTGCATGGCGTTCGGCAACTGGCTGGACGGCAGGGTGCGTTTCGCGGCGCGCTGGATTCTTGACCGGATCTTGGCGTTCTGATGTACCGCGACATCCTCCGCGCCCAGTTGAAAGTGGACGAGGGCGTGCGGCTCTCTCCATACACCGATACGGTGGGCAAGCTCACGATCGGCGTGGGGCACAACCTGGACGACAAGCCGCTGCCGATGCCGGTGGTGGACCTTTTGCTCGAGCATGACATCGACGACGCCGAGGCCGACGCCAAGCGACTGATCCCGGCGTTCGATGCGCTCTCCGACGCGCGCAAGGCGGTCGTGGTCAACATGGCCTTCAACATCGGCTACGACCGGCTGGCGGGATTCCGCGGCATGCTGCGGGCCATCGCCAGCGCGGACTTCGAGACTGCTGCGGTCGAGATGCTGGACTCCAAGTGGGCGGCGCAAGTCGGCGCCCGCGCCCAACGGCTCGCCGAGGCGATGCGGAAAGGCTGACATGCTCGACTTCCTCAAGCACTGCGCGACTTCCCTTGACGCGAGCGACTGGGTGGGGCTGCTGGTGATGCTCATGGTGATCTGGTCGCTCTACCGAGCGCACATCAACGAGAGCATGACCCAGTTCAACCTCTTCGACCTGGTGATGGAGAACGGCCGGGTGTCCAAGGTGGCGTGCATCTTCGTGGGTTCGTGGTTCGTGTGCACGTGGGCCTTCCTGCGGCACACATCCAAGACCGGCTTGGACGTGGGCCTGCTGAGTGCGTACGGCGCGATCTTCGTGACGCCGCTGATCGTCCGGTTCTTCTCGCCCGTGCCCGTCGTCCCGCCGCTGCCGGAGAAGTAGGTGGGCGTCCTGTCGCTGGTCCCGAAGGAGTGGTGGATCGGCGCTCTGGTGGCCCTGCTGGTGGGCGGGCTCTTCTTCGGGGCCGGGATGGCGGGCTACCGCCGCGGCGCCCATTCGGTGCAGGTGAAGTGGGACATGGAGCATGCGGCGCAGGCCAAGCGCATCGCCGAGCTCGAGGCCCGCAACGCCGAGGTGGTCACGAAGACCGTGATCGAGTACCGCGACCGCATCCAAGTGGTCCGGGAGAAAGGCGAGGAGATCGTCCGTGAAGTCACCCGCTACGTTCCTTCCGACGCTTGCCCTCTGCCTGCTGGTTTCCGCGTGCTGCACGACGCCGCCGCCCGTGGTGAGCCTCCCGAAGATCCCGTCGGAGCTATTGCAGCCGCCGCCCCCGTTGAAGCCGCTGCCGCCGCCGAAACCGTCGCAGCCAACTACCAGTCCTGCCGCGAAACAGCCGAACGGATGATCGCTCTCCAGAAACTCGTCCAAGGGGTCACGCCATGAGCTATGTCGTCACCATCGCCCTGACCGCGCTCGCGGTCGTGATCGCCATCGGCTACGTCGCGCGCAAGTACCCCGAAAAGGTGGACGGCGTGCTGCGCGAACTGCGCGACATCCACAAGCCGTTCTAGCCATGCGCGCCATCCTCTTCGTGCTGCTGATGGTAGCAGGGGTCGCCGCGGCCGAAGGCAAGGTGGAATTGAAGGAAGGGCAGGTGGCGTGCGACGACGCGCACTGCGCCATGACCCGCAAGACGTACGACGCACTGCGGCAGGAGATGGTGGTGCAGTACATGGCGAGCCGCTACATGGATAAGATCGTCGAGCGGCAGCAGGCGATCATCAAGAAGCTCGAGGACGAGCGCAAGAAGCGGTGCGCGGCCGTGCTCGAGGTGGTGCCGGACAAGCGCATCTAGCCCGTGTTCTCGCGCCGCCAGTTCATCTTGGCGGCGGGCGCTCTCGCCGCCTGCGGTGGTGGGGGATCGAAGTTAAACGCCCCGCCGGCCCCTGCGGTGCAGCGCAAGGACATCCTGTTCGGCTACTACGGGGACGCGCCAGGGCAGGCCGCGGAAACGATCGGGCACTGCAACCTGTACTTCTCGGCCCCTTGGGGGGAGTTGAGCCAAACGGTCGAAAACCTCAAGGACGCGCGCAAGGCTGGCTTCGGTGAGGTGGTGATCGCCGCCGACGCGGACAAAGGCAACGTCCCGGGGACCACCGCATTCGCCTGGGCGTGGCTTTTCGAGTTGCGCCGGTTGGGCGCGCTCGAGGGGCTCAAGGTGCGGGCCTTCTACTGGCGCGACGAACCGAACCTCGAGAACCCCGATGCGGGACTCAAGGTGCTGTCGGACGCGCGGGTGCGCGAGCAGAACGCAAGCCTTCGGGCGATGTTCGCCACGGACTTCCCCGAGCTCGGGCCGGTGGAACTCTGGACGATCATGGCCGACAAGCCGGATCTCCCGGGGCTGGACGACTGGGATGCGGTGGGGGGTGACGACTACCCCAAGGGGTGCGACGTGATGGCCGACGATCGGCTGATCGGGCGCATCCGCCGCGGTGCCAAGCGCACGATCCTCGTGCCTTCGCCGCTCTTCGGGTTGAACGCGGACCCGACTTGTTTCGAGCAGTTCGCACAAGCGCACGGCGATGTCGTGGCCGTGATGCCTTTCATCTGGCGCGATGCCTGGGGGCCCCAACGGCTCGACGGCATCCGCTCGCACTTCTCCCGCCCCGCCTACGAAGCGCTGGGGCGACGTTTGACCGGCAAGTAGGAGCCCACGCCATGCACCAGACGCGGACCCCATGAATCTCACCCTTGCCGATTGGCTGGGAATCGCCAGCTTCGTCGTTTCCTTCACCGGCGCGGTCGCCGGGTGGATCAACGGCCAGATCAAGACCGAGCGCACGGAACGCGAGCGTGTCGAGCGCGAGTTCGCGCAGTTCCGCGTGCACGTGGCCGAGCACTACCCGAGCACTCCCCGAATCCAGGAGGCGGTCGCCGGCATCAACAAGGCCCTGGATGGCTTGAAGGCCGAGATCAAGGACGACATGAAGCGCATCTTCGATCGCCTCGATGAGAAGCAGGACAAGGTGCGGTGAACGGCTCGGCCCCGCGATCGGGGTCGCCAAGCCCGTCTTCGCCGAGGACATGAGCCTTCTTTTGCTCGCCCAGCACCGGCGCCGCGTCAAGCACGCCCGCACGACCAACCCCAGCGCGAAGCCGCGCGTCAAGCACTAGGACCCCGCCATGGCGAAAGTCATCTGCATCGAACAGGGCGACGACGGGCAATTCTCTGTCGGCGAAGAGCCGCAAGGACAGGACGAGTCCATGCCCGAGGGCCAAGAGGGCCCGGAACCCGGCATGCAGCCGGCCAAGAACCTCGACGACGCGCTCGAGATGGCTCGCTCCATGTTCGACCAAGGCCCGAGCGCCGAAGATCAGGAAGGCGAGCAGGCGTTCAACCAGGGGTTCAACGAGGCCGCCAGCGGCGGCTCGATGCTGCTCCGCAAGGGGATGTAGGGGAGGAATCGTGGCGCAAGCGCGGCTGGTGATCTACCGCAGCGAAGATGGGAAGCAGAACTGGACCCCGTGCCCGCTCGGCGAAGTGCCGGAATGGGTCAAGGAGCCCGACACGCTGGGCAAGATGGTCGAAGGCGAGATGGCCTTCAACCCCGAGGCCCCCGACTACTGGTTCGCCGCCTTGAAGTGCGATGACGACCAGAACCACGTCGTGATCGAACTCAATCCGCCCATCCTCAAGTCCCACCAGCCCCTCGCCCTGCCCGACCGTGGATGACATTGACCGTGCCCAAGTCGAAGAAGAGCGCGCCCTCAAAGAGGCGCTCCGCAAAAGGCGTCCGACCCTCGACGCAACCGGATACTGCTGGTATTGCCGTGGAGGACTCCGAGGCGGACTCCTGTTCTGCGACGCCGAATGCCGCGACGCCTATGAATATGAGCAAGGGAGAAAGCGCGCGCAAGGCACGGATTTCGGATGGTCCTGAGTGGGTTTCGTGGAGCAGCATGAAGACGCGGTGCACGAATCCGAACCGCCGGAGCTACAAGTGGTATGGCGGGCGCGGGATCAAGGTTTGCGAGCGGTGGCAATCCTTCAGCAATTTCCTCGCTGACATGGGGCCGCGCCCGGATGGTCATTCGCTTGACCGAATCAATCCGAACGGCAATTACGAGCCGGAGAATTGCATGTGGTCGCCGCAAAGCGTTCAGATGCAACACAACACGCGCACGAAACTCACGGATTACATGGTGCTTGAGGCGCGCGTTCGGTGTGAGCGGGGAGAAGGAATCAAGGCCGTGGCGCGCGAGTTTGGCGTGCTGGAAACGACGCTCGGCATGGCTGTTCGGGGGCAGACGTGGTGAAGCGTGCGACAAAAGCCAAGAAGGCCGAAAGCAAAGCATCCGCCACAGGCAGGGGAAGGGGTAGGCCCTCCGACTACGGGCCCCAGTTCGCCAAGCAGGCATACAAGCTCTGCCTCCTCGGCGCCACGGATGAGGAACTCGCCGACTTCTTCGGCGTGAACCCGGACACGATCCACGAGTGGAAGAAGGTCCACCCCGAATTTTCCGAGTCCATCAAGGACGGGAAGGAGCGGGCGGACGCCGAGATCGCCGATTCCCTGTACCAGCGGGCCAAGGGCTACACCCACCCGGAGCTCTACATCGCCCAGTACCAGGGGCAGATCATCAAGGAAGAGATCACGAAGCACTACCCGCCGGACACGCAGGCCGCGAGCCTGTGGCTGCGCAACCGGCAGCCGGCGCGGTGGCGGGACAAGGTGGATATCGAGCACGCCGGCAAGGGTGGGGGGCCGATCCAGAACCAGCATGACGTGGCGCTCACGCCGTCCGACGCCTACCTGCGAATGATCGGGAAGTGACCGAGTTCTGGCTGCCGGAGGGCTTCAACTGGAAGCGCCCGGACTACGCCCCGGTGTACGAGGAGCGGATGCGCCGCCTGAAGAACCTCCGGGAGACCCCGGGGGCGTGGGCCGGCATCCGGGAGTGGTACAAGACGCGCCCCGCCCAGTTCGTGCACGACTGGGGCTTCACGGTGGACCCCCGGAATGCGGAGGTGGGGCTGGCGGTGACGGTGCCGTTCGTGCTCTTCCCGAAGCAGGCCGAGTTCCTCCAGTGGCTCTACGACCGGTGGCGCGCGCGGGAGGATGGCCTGGTGGAGAAGAGCCGGGACATGGGCGCCTCATGGCTTTGCGTGGGGTTCGCTGCCTGGATGTGGTCGTTCTACCCCGGCACCGTGGGGGGCTTCGGCAGCCGCAAAGAGGAGTACGTGGACAAGATCGGGGATCCCAAATCCCTCTTCTGGAAGATCCGCGCGTTCCTCAACCTGCTGCCGCCCGAGCTCCAGCCGCCGGGGTACAGCGAGAAGGACTGCGCGCCGCACATGCGGGTGGTCAACCCCGACAACGGCGCGACGATCGTGGGGGAGGCGGGCGACAACATCGGCCGCGGCAACCGGACATCAATCTACTTCGTGGACGAGTCGGCGCACCTCGAGCACGACGTCGCGGTGGACGCGGCGCTGTCGGAGACCACGAACTGCCGCATCGACGTGTCCACGCCCAACGGCGCGGGCAACTCGTTCTACCGCAAGCGCCACGGCGGCCGGGTCAAGGTCTTCGTGTTCGACTGGCAGGACGACCCCCGGAAGGACCGGGCGTGGTACGAGAAGCAGAAGCAGACCAAAGATCCGATTGTGGTCGCGCAGGAGATCGACCGCGACTACGAAGGCTCGGTCGGCGACGCCTGGTTCCCGGGGCAACTGGTGACGGCGGCGCAGGCTCGAGGCCCCGCGGACGTGATTGCGACCGGCGGCATCCGGGTGGGCGTGGACGTGGCCCGCTTTGGCGACGACAAGACGGTGGTGACGATCCGGCGTGGCCGGGTGGTCCTGCGGCAAGAGCAGCGCGGCAAGCTCGACGTGGTGCAGGCCGCATCCTGGGCGCGGGAGATGACCCGGGCCTACAAAGACATGGCCCCGCTCGAGCAGATCGCGGTGGACACGATCGGCATCGGGGCAGGGGTGGCCGACATCCTTCGCTCCGATGGCTGGTTCCCGGACCGGCAACAGGGGATGCGGACCGTCAAGACCGTCGTGGACGTGAACTCCGCGCTGCGGATGGACGACGGGCAGAACTACAACCTGCGCGCCTACATGGCTCGCCAGGTGAAGGACTGGCTGGAGACCGCATCCATCCCGGCCGACCCCGAGCTCAAGGCGGACCTCACGGCGCTCAAGTACGAGTTCCGGGCGGGCCTGCTGTTGATGGAGAGCAAGGACGACATGAAGAAGCGGCTCGGCCGATCGCCGGACCGCTACGACAGCTTGGCGCTCACGTTCGCCAAGCCTTCGATTGTTGAAATGCAACTGCCCGTGATGGCCCCGTACGAGATGGCCGCGCGTGGCGTGATGTGACCAAGGAGTAGCGATGGCAACCAAGACCCCGACCAAGACCGACCTCGAAGGCGATTCGGCCACGATCAAGCTGGCCTACGCCGCGATGGCGAACGGCGACGATGGCTCGACCATCAAGTTCACCCAGTGGGCCGATCGCTCCGTGCAGGTGACGGGCACGTTCGGAGTGGGCGGGAACCTGCGCGTCGAAGGATCAAGCGACGGCGGGACGACGTGGGCCACGCTCACCGACCCGCAGGGCAACGCCCTCGACTTCACCGCAGCCAAGGTGGAGGCCATCACCGAGATCTGCGAGCTCGTGCGACCGCGCGTGACGGCTGGTGACGGCACCACCTCGCTCAACGTGTACTTCATCCTGCGCCGCGCGCAGCAACTTCGGACCTGATGCCATGGCGAACCTGCTCAACCTCGCGGACCAACTGAAAACCTGGGCCGAGCGCAACCGGGTGATCCTCGACGCTGCGGCGGCCTTCGAGGAAATCGGCTCCCTGGACCAAGCGCGGTCCGATGCAGAGTCCAAACTGGCGCTCGCCCGCGTGGAACTCGACGAGGTGGCGAAGCAGGTGGAGGAGGCCAAGGCCCTCGGCGAGGGCATCAAGGCCGAGGTGGATCGCCTGCGCGAGGACGCGCTCAAGGAGGCGGCCAAGGTGAAGTCCGACGCCTACGATGCGGCGGCCACCAAGATGCAGGAGGCGACCGCGCGCGCCGAGGAGATGGTCAAGAGCGCCGCGGAGACCGCGCGCCTGTCCCTCGACGCCCTGAAAGGCGACATGAACGAGGCAGCCAAGGCGGCGCAGGACGCGCGTGCCGAGCGCAACGCCGCCCTAGACGAGCGCGACGCGGCCCGGGACGAACTGGCCGAGATCCAGAAGCGCATCGCGGCGGCGAAGGCGGAAGCGAAGCGCCTGCTCGAGGGCTAAGTGCCCGCCTCGGTTTACCACGTCCTGACGGCGACGACGCCGGACGACCCGCTATTCGAGATCGTCCCGTCGAACTGGAATAGCGCCCATGCGGTCGCTCTCCAAATCAACGCGACCGAAATCTCGAACCTCTTCTCAAACAAGAACGGGGTCTCGTTCGGCCTCGACGGCACGAACATCACGGCCTCGGTGGTGGCCGCCGGCGCGGTCAACTTCTCGGCCGGGACGACGAGCGGCAACCTGGCATCGGTGGTCTTCGGCAACGGGGGCGGGGTTTCCTTCGGGCTGAATGGCTCGACGATCACCGGGAGCTATTCGCAGAGCACGCACAGCCATTCGACGGCGCCCGCAGCATTCGCCGCCGGAACGCAGACGGCCACCTCGGGGACGATCCAGTTCGCCGACTCCAACGGCCTCGCGTTCGGCATGAACAACGGGACCGTGACCGGCAGCTACACCCAGTCCACGCACTCGCACTCGACGGCCCCGGCGGCCTTTGCGGCGGGGACGCAGACCGGGACGAGCGGCACGATCGCGCTTTTGAACGGGAATGGCATCTCGTTCGGGATGAACGGCTCCACGGGGATCACGGCGAGCTACACCGTCCCCTCGACGGCGGGCCTCATCTCGGCGGTGAACCTCTCGGCTGGCACCACGTCGTCCAACCTCGCCGCGGCCACGTTCGCCAACGGCAACGGCGTGAGCTTCGGGCTGAACGGGGCGGGGGTGCTCACGGCGTCGGTCAAGACCGACTACCAGAGCTCGAACGCCAACTACCTCACAAGCCAGAGCAACCAGGCGATCTCGGGCTCGAACGGCAGCTTCGCCTTCCAGACCGCGACGTTCGGGAACCTCAACGGCCTGTCGTTCTACACCTCGAACGGCAGCCTGGTGGGAAGTTACACGGTGCCCACGCAGTCGAACCAGACGATCGGCCTGTACGCCTCGAGCAACACGACGCTCACCTCGAGCGGGACGGTGGACGCGCGCAGCCTGTCGTTCCGCGGGGCCGGGGTGGCCTCGGTGGGGTTCAGCGCCGGGGAGTTCATCATCTCCGTCCCGAGCGGGGGCGGCGGCATCACGAACATCAACGTGTCGGCAGGCACGACCTCGAACAACCTGTCGAACGTGGTCTTCGGCAACGGCAACGGCATCACGTTTGGCTTGAACGGCTCGACGGTGACGGCCTCGCACAACGGGATCACGACGGCGCGCGCCTCGAACGACGCGCTGGGGCTCAACACCGCGGCATCAAACGTGACGTGGACGGCCAACTCGGCCGGCGTGTCGATCGACGCCCGGGGCTACGCGGGCACGGGGACCACGTTCGCCGGCACCAACGTGTCGGCCTCGGCCACGCTCAACTCCAACGGGCTCAACCTCGCGCTGTCGGCCGCGGCGGGCGGCGGGGGAGCGGCGGCCTCGGCCTCGAACGGTTCGTTCGCGTTCACCACGATCAACTTCTCGAACGCGAACAACGTGACGTTCGGCACGAGCGCGGGCGGGATCATCACGGCAAGCGTGGCGGCGCCGGGGGCTGCGGCCGAGAACAACTGGTTCAACCTGCTTGGCGCGAACACGGCGGGCAACACGACGGCCTCAGGCTCCACCATCGGCCTGTCGGGCGTGAACATGACGCTCTCCGGCACGAACGGCAGCCAGATCGTCATGTCGGTTCCGGCGACCTCAAGCCTGGTGGCGGTGGACCCGATCAGCTTGAGCACCAACGGCTCCACGGTATCGCTGATCTTCAATGCGAAAACGTACCCCTACTGGAATCCCCAGGACAGATGCGTGCAGGTTGCGGGTCAGCAGGGCAATGCGTCGATGCACATCCAGCCCGCCCGAGCGCCGAATGTCACGTTCGACCGCGTGGCGTTCCCGGTGGTGCTGTCGAACTCCAGCAATAGTTCAGGGACCGTCACCATTTCGTTCCAGATGGGCATCTACACGCGGAATGGATCCACGCTTTCGCTACTGATGTCCACCAGCAACACGCAGGCGTTCACCTTCTCCGGGACGGTCAACAACTCGACCTATGCGGGCATGCGGCTTCTGACGATGCCGTGGTCTACGTCTCTGGCGGAAGGTCAGTATTACGTGGGCATCCACTCCCGGACTACCACGGGTGGCGGTAACGCGACGTTCTCTCAATACCTGGCCTCTCAGGTGAACTCGGTGTTCAGCGGGATCATGGGGGCCGCGTCTAACGCTTCGATCCAATACACCCGAGGTTTGGGGCACTACTCGGCCACGTTCTCGACGGCGGTTCCGAGCAGCGTGGGTCTCAGCCAGATTCAGGGTAGCCAGTCCGTCGCCCTGCGGCAACCCGTGTTCTACATGGTGAACGGGACGTTCTAGGTGGCGCAACTGTCGCTGTCGGTATCCGCAGGGACGACGACTGCGAACCTTACGGGGCTTGGGTACAACGATTGGGCAGCGTGGAACAACGTAGGTAGTTTCACGCCGAACGAGCGCAAGAGCGGTGGTGGAAGCCTGATTTCGGCGGCTGCGTTCGGTGGGGCTTCGGCGCTTGGGACTTCTGCGGCTCCAATCACGGTGTCGTGGACGGATGGAAACCCGACAGGTAGCAGCACGAACACGGGCGCGGCGGTATGCCTCCCCCTGAATACGACCGGCGTGGGGTACGAAATCACCTTCCCCGCGAGCCGGGCGACGCGGGTTGCACGGGTGTTCTGCTTCGTCGGGGATGCGACGGCGAGGGTGACCGCGATCATTTCGGACGCCTCGACGGGGAACCAGGTCGATAGCACGACGCTTGCGTTTGGAGCGGGAACGACCTCGGGTGGTGACATACAGGTCACGTACTCGGCAGCCTCGGACAGTCAGACGATGACGATCCGGGTGGAGGTGCTGAGTTCTGCCAGCGGCTCGGGCGGTATCGGCGTTCAAGCCGCTGCGGTGAACCGGACTTCTCCCGAAATCACGGCAGACCCCGGCGATGCGAGCGCCTATGAAGGGCAGTCGGCTTCGTTCACGACAGCCGCCACGACCTCGGGCGGGACGCTGCATTACCAGTGGAAGGACGACGGCTCGAACGTGGGGAGCGACAGCGATACGTACTCCCCGACCGTCGCCTATGCGGACAACGGCAGCGCGATCACGGTTGTTGTCAGCGACGACAACGGCAGCACGACGAGCAGCGCGGCCACGCTCACTGCAATTTTGACTGCCCGATTGGGGTGGTTCAAAGCATAAGGGGAGGCATGAAGAACAGGATCGCAATCGGCAACCCGCAGGACGTGGGATACCACAACGCGGACCTCGCCAAGTCCATGTCCCGGATCCACAACACCGGGACATGGAAGAAGCAGCGCATGGTGGTCATCATGCCGTCCGCAGAACTGATCCCGCTGCGCATCTACCTCGCGCACCGCAACCTCATGTTCCCGCCGAACCAGGCGCACCTCTGGCTGCCTGCGGAGGGGACGGAGGTGGGGCAGGCGTACTCGGACATCATCCAGCAGGTGCTTGCCAGCCCCGAGCTCTCGAGGTGGGAGTACATCCTCACGCTCGAGCACGACAACGCGCCGCAGCCGGATGGGGTGCTTCGCCTTATCGCGGCGATGGAGGCGCACAAGGAGTACGCCTGCATCTCCGGGGCCTACTGGACGAAGGGCTTCGGTGGAGTGCTCCAGGCGTGGGGCGATCCGAAAGACCCGAGCGACTTCCGGCCGCAGCCGCCCGACCCGAATGGTGGGCTGGTGCCTTGCCGTGGGACGGGCATGGGGTTCGCGCTCTGGCGGATGTCGATGTTCAAGGACGAGCGCCTGCGCCGGCCGTGGTTCAAGACCCTCACTGGCATCGAGGGACAGGGCATGGCGACGCAAGACCTCTATTTTTGGAACGACGCCGCGGCTCACGGCTATCGCTGCGCGGTGGATTGCTCGGTGAAGGTGGGGCATTGGGACCAAGAAGGAAAATTCGGCCCACCGAAGTTCATGTGGTGAACAAGGAGACCCAGTGAAGCGCACGCAGAAGAAGTCCCAGCGCGTCAAGAAACAAGCCCCCGGCGCGCTGCGCCTCGACCTGGGCTGCGGCAAGAACAAGGTGCCCGGGTTCGTGGGCGTGGATGCGATCAAGTTCGATGGCGTGGACATCGTGCACGACCTCCGTAAACCGTGGCCGTGGGCCGACAACTCGGTGGACGAGGTGCATTGCTCGCACTTCGTCGAGCACCTCGACGCCATGGAGCGCGTGCATTTCGTGAACGAACTCTACCGGGTGCTGAAGCCCGGGGCGGGCTGCATCATCCGCACGCCGAGCGCGTGGAGCGATCGGGCGTTCGGAGACCTCACCCACAAGTTCCCGCCGGTGGTGGGCATGTGGTACTCGTACCTCGACGCGAAGTGGCGCGCGGTCAATGCCCCGCACAACGACTTCTACCGCTGCGACTTCGTGATGGGCAACGGCAAGTTCGATCTGCACCACGACATCGCGGTGCGTGATGCCGACTTCCAGAAGTTCGCGGTCACGTTCCTCAAGGAAGCGGCGACGGACCTGGTGGTGCTGATCGTGAAGCGCGTGGAATAGCCATGGCGATCATCGGCGCATTCCAGGCGAGTGCATTCCAGGGCAACGGCGCCTACCAGACGACGCTGGGCGCGCTGCTCTCTGCCGCATCCGACTGGCTGATCCGATACCGCCGCCTCGCGCGGCGATAGGAATTCCCGATGCAACGATCCCCCGATTCCATGGGTACGGAAGGCGCCCCCCTGCCCAAAGAGGGCAACAAGGCGCAAGAAGACCAGCGCGCGCGCCTCGACGCGCTTGCGCACTCGCTCGCCAAGACTCGGCAGGAAGCCGTCAACGGCCGGATGCAGTGCGGGATCGAGTCCATCTGGAAAGAGGACGAGGAGCACTACGAAGGGCTCGACGAAAAGAACAAGGGCTCCATCCACCAGAAGGGCGTGAACATCCCGTGGCAGTTGACGCCGCAGAGCACGCAGGTGGATTCCACGATCTTCGTGAACATCACCCGGCCCTACGTCGATGCGGCGGCGGCCAAGGTGGGCGACATCCTGATCCCCACGGACGACCGCCCGTGGTCGATCAAGGAAACGCCGCTCCCCGAGCTCATCGAGAAGGCCAAGGGTGGCCTGCCGGACGAAGTGATTCAGGGGATGGCGGACAACCAGGTGCCCGAGCAGGTGGCCGTCAAGGTGGCGCAGACCGAGAAGGCGCACGCCGAGCAACTGCTCACGGAAGCGCGGGAGAAGGCCGAGCGCGCGCAGAAGCGCATCGAGGACTGGCACGTCGAGGGTCAGTGGCACGCGGAGATGCGCAAGGTGATCGACGACGCCGCGCGCATCGGCACCGGGATTCTCAAGGGCCCGATCCCCGTGCAGAAGCGCCAGCAGATGTTCGCGGACGGGGAACTCGTCATCAAGGTGGAGAAGAAGCCGGTCTCCAAGCGGGTGCTCGCGGAGAACTGCTTCCCGGACCCGGCGTGCGGCTCGCGCCCCTCGAGCGGGCGTTACCACTGGGAGCGCGACTTCCTCACGGAGAAGCAGCTTGCGGACCTCGCCGAGGACGACAGCTACCTCGCCGACCAGATCGAGAAGTGCCTGGAAGAGGGGCCGCAGAAGCGGACCGAGACCCGGAGCACGCCGGACGGGCGCACGCTCAACGACGCCGAGCTCTTCGAGATCTGGTACTTCTACGGGTTCCTCACGCGCGAGGACATGGAGGCGGCCGGCTGTAGCTGCGAGGGCCAGAAGTTCGTGATGATCCCGGCCCTCATCACGATGGTGAACGATCGCGTCATCAAGGCGGCGATCAACCCGCTCGACACGGGCGAGTTCCCCTACGACTACTTCCAGTGGCAGCCGCGCTCCAACTCCCCGTGGGGGTATGGCGTAGCCCGCCAGATCCGCGAGCCGCAGCGCATCGTGACCGCCGGCGTTCGCACCATGCTCACCAACGCGGGACGCGCCGCCGGTCCGATCGTGGTGCTGGCGAACAACGTGCAGCCTGCGGACAACCGACCGGACATCACGCCCTGGAAGGTGTACTACGTAAGCCAGTCGGACACGTCCAACGACGTGAACAAGGTGGTCTCGGTGGTGGAGATCCCCGCCCTCACCAACGAGCTCATGCAGATCATCCAGTTCGGCCTCAAGATCGCCGAGGACGTGACGGGGCTGCCGCTGCTGCTGCAAGGGCAGTCCGGCTCGGCGCCGGAGACACTGGGTGGCCAGCAACTCGTGGACCGCAACGCGGCCGGCGTGCTGCGCCGCATCGCGCGTAACATCGACGACTCCATCACCGAGCCCCACATCCGCCGGTACTACACCTACCTGCTGCTCTATGGCCCGGAGGACATCGAGAAGGGCGAGTTCGTGATCGACGCCCGGGGATCAACGGCGCTGGTGGAGCGCGAGATCTACAAGCAGGAGACCTCGCAACTCCTCCAGGCGGCGCTCAACCCCGCCTTCGGCCTCGACCCGAAGAAGACCATGAAGGAGAACCTCCGCGCGAACAACCGCCGGCCGGAGGATTTCCAGTACACCGAGCAGGAACTCAGGCAGCAGGCCGAGCAAGCCGCCCAGCAGAAGCCCGACCCGCGCGTGGAAACCGCCAAGATCAACGCGCAGTCGAAGCAGCAACTCGTCCAACTGGAAAACCAGTTCGAGTCCGGCGAGAACCAGAAGGACCGCCAGTTGCAGTACCAGTTGGCGCTCATGGACTACGCCAACCGCAACAACCTCTCCCTGGCGCAAGCGAAGACGGAGCTCGCCAAAGTGACGATGACCCTCACGACGCAGAAGCAGCTTGCGCGCGAGGGGCGCGTGCATGAAGTGGCGAAGGCCGCGGCCGAACCGCCCGGGCGCGCGCCGAAAGGTCAGGCGTTCCAGAAATGACGCCCTTCGTCCTGAATGAAGCCGAGCGGCAGAGCGCGCTCTGGATCCGCCTCAAGGCGCATCTCGAGCAGCAGCTTGCCATCCAGCGCGAGCGCAACGACAACCCCAATGACGACAAGCAAGGGGAGCGCATCCGCGGGCGCATCGCGCAGTTGAAGGATATGTTGGCGCTGGACAAACCCAGCACCACGCAAGACCCGTAGGACGCAAGCCCTACGGTCCCTGAGAACCCGCTTCGGCGGGTTTTTTCATTGGAGGCTACGTGAACCAAGAGCAGGAGAACGTGCAGCAGGTGGATTCCGATGCCGCTTTCGCGGCCGGCTTCAACGAGGCGCGCGGCGTGGAGACTCCCACACCCGCTCCGGAAGCAGCCAAGACCACCGAGGAGCAGGCTCCCGAACCCCCGAAGGAAGACGGCGCGACGAGCACCGAACCCCCGAAGGGCGAATGGGAAGGCGTGTCTCCGAAGGTGAAGGCGGAATTCGAGTCCATCACGGAGAAGCTCAAGGGCTTCGACACGATCTCCAGGCAACTCGCCACCGTCAACGCTCACATCGGCGGATTGAAGTCTCAGCAGCAGGAAATGAAGGCGGCACTCGCGGGAGCGCGCGCTGCGGCAGTTTCCGAAGGCAAGGACGCACCGACGACCGAGCAGGTGGAGCGCGCGCGCACCGACAGCGCGCGTTGGAAGCAATTGAAGGAGGACTTCCCCGAATGGGCGGAAGCCGTGGACGAGCGACTGGCTGATCTCCAGCGGTCACTCCCGCGTGAAGCCCCGGTGAATCCTGCCGATCTCGAGGCGCAGATCGCCAAGCGCGTCGAGGAGCGAATCCAGACCAGCACTCAGGCTGCGCGTGACGAGGCCCGCGTTCTCGCGGTCATCGACGCGAAGCATGACGGCTGGGAGGAAACCATCAACACCCCGGAGTTCGCGGCCTGGTATCGCACGCAACCCGCTGAGATCCAGCGGCTCAGTGCGAGCCCGAAGGCGAAGGACGCGATCCGAATGCTCGACCTCTACGCCGAGCACACGAAGAAGCAGGCGCAGAAGGCCGAGCGCGACAAGCGCCTCGACCGAGCCATCACCCCGAGCGGATCCACAGCCACCGCGGTCGTCGAAGATCCGGAGGCGGCTTTCGACGCGGGGTTCAGATCGGTGAGGGGCTGACAACCCTTTCACGAAATAGGAGGCCACCATGGCCGGAGCCACTTTCAACAGTCCCGTCTCACGCCGCAACAAAGTCCTGGGCGAGATCCTCGCCCACGCCGTGCCCGTCGAAGTGCTGGGCATCACCGGCGACAACAAGAAGATGCCCAAGAAGCAGGGCGACAACATCGTGTACCGCCGCTGGCTGCCGTACGGCGGCTCGACGACGAGCAACGACACGATCAACCGCTGGAGCGTGTCCACCGCGCTGCACATCCTTCAGGAAGGTGTGACGCCGAACGCGGACAGCCTCTCCCCGCAGGACATCACCGTGGTGATGCAGCAGTTCGGTGCGCTGTACATGTACACCGACAAGCAGGACGACCTGCACGAAGACGATGTGCCGCCCGAGATGAAGAAGCAACTGGGCGAGCGCATGGGCCTCGTGCGCGAGATGATCCGCTACGGCGCGCTCAAGCAGTGCACCAACGTGTTCTACTCGGGCGGCACCTCGCGTGCCACGGTCGCCTCGGCGATCTCCTACAACCTGCTCTCCAAGATCGCCCGCTCCCTGCTGGCGAACCACGCGAAGCAGATCACGGGCGTGCTGTCGGCCTCGCCGAACTTCAACACGACCCCGGTGGAGGCCGGCTTCCTGGTCTTCTGCCACACGGACTGCGAGCACGACATCCGCGCCCTGCCGGGCTTCAAGGAAGTCGTGAGCTACGGCCAGCGCAAGCCCGTGCACGAGATGGAGATCGGATCGCTCGGCCGCTTCCGCTTCATCGTGTCGCCGGAACTCGCGTCGATCCCCGACTCGGGCGTGGCGGTCGGCTCCACCGGCCTCTACACCACCACGGGCTCGAACATCGACGTGTACCCCACGATCGTCGTGGCCGAGAGCGCCTGGGGCGAAGTCGCCCTGCGCGGCAGCAACTCGTTCGACATGACGAACATCCCCGTGGGCACGAAGTCGGCGGCCGATCCCCTCGGCCAGCGCGGCTACGTGGGCGCCAAGTTCTACTCCGCGGCCACGGTGCTCAACGGCGGCTGGATGGCGGTTGCCGAATGTGGCATCACCTCGCTGTAATCCATAACGCCGGGGCCTAGCGCCCCGGCTCCAACACAGGAGACAACCATGTCCCTCCATGCCAACAAGCTCACCAGCATCAACATGTGCACCACGTCGGGCCTGCTCACCGCTACCGGCGGTGTCACGACCTACGACACCACGGTGACGATCGTGTACATCATCGACGGGAAGATCCGCACCAAGACCGCCATCACGACCGGCGCCACGCCGACCACCGATGCCGTCACCGGCTCGGCCTTCACGGCGCTCACCGCCAACAAGGGCTGCATCTTCGTCTGGTGCCTGGACACCTCGGGCAACGTCAAGGTGGTCCAGGGCCCGATCGCCGACATGGCCGGCGGCTCGTTCGTGAACCCGCCCCAGTTCCCCGACATCCCGGACACGCTCTGTCCGTTCGCCTACATGGTCGCCAAGGCTGCGTCCAACGCCGGCACGATCACGTTCGGCTCGAGCAACTGGAACGCCACGGGCTTCACGAACGCCATCGTGAACATCGCCACGCTTCCCTCGCGTCCGCAGGTCTCGTAACTCCATAACAGGGCGGCCCCTTCGGGGGCCTCCTCCACTTCAAGGAGATCGCCATGTCCGCACTTCTCTGGCGCAAGCTGCACAACGTCCTTCTCACCGGCGCGAGCATCGTCCGCAAGGGCGGTTCGCTCGATGTCGAGTCGGGCGCGTCCCTCAAGATCGCTGGCACCACCATCAACGCCACCGCGGCCGAGATCAACCGTGCCGCCGACGTGTCGGCCCGCATCATCAACGCGACCGCCTCGACGCTCACGGTCACGGAGGCCACGCACGACGGCGCGCTCATCACGCTCAACCGCGCGGCCGGCATCGCCGTGACCCTGCCGGCCGCGACCGGCTCGGGGGCCTCGTTCCGCTTCTTCATCGGCACGACCGTCACCTCGAACTCGACCACGATCAAGGTGGCGAACTCGAGCGACACGATGGTGGGCGGCGTCGTCATCATGCAGGACGCCGGCTCGACCAACATCGCCTTCGAGGCGGGCGGCACGGACGACACCATCACCGGCAACGGCACCACGACCGGCGGCATCAAGGGCGACTACTGGGAGGTGATCGACGTGGCCGCGAACCTCTGGTACGTCCGCGGTCTCGTGTCCGGCACCGGCACGGAGGCGACGCCTTTCAGCGCCACCGTGTAGTAAACAGTAGCGGAAAACGGAGTAGCCAAGTAGAATGTCAACTGGCAATCTACTTGGCGATCTCCTATGTCTATCGCAGAAAATCTGTTGGGGCAGCGGTTCGGTTCGTTAGTTGTGATCGGCTCCGGCGAGCCCACCTCGACCGGGCGCGCGAGGCTCCTGTGCAAGTGTGATTGCGGCAGCCTGACCAACGCATCGGCAAGCAACTTGCGTCGTGGTGCCACAAAGTCCTGTGGGTGCGGGCAGTTCCGCGGATTCCGCGATCACCATGCAGACACGGCGCTAAAGGTGTCGCCCGGGGATGTTTTCGGGAGGCTGACTGTCGTGGACGAGGTTCTCGGGAAGCGCAGAACCATGCGGTGCCGATGTGAGTGCGGCGGCGAGAAGATCACGACGCTTGATTCATTGACGAGCGGGAAGACGCTTTCCTGCGGCTGCATTCAACGCGAGCGCACCGCTGCCACTAATGTCGGTCGCACAAAGCACGGCCACGCTAGGCAGGCGGTGGACAAGAGGGTGCGGATCACCACGCCGACGTACAGGACGTGGAAGGCGATGTTGGAGCGATGCCGTAACCCCGGAGCGCCGAACTTTCATCTCTACGGCGGGCGCGGCATTACGGTGTGCGCGCGATGGACCGGGAAGATGGGCTTCGTGAACTTCCTCGCGGACATGGGGGAGAGGCCCGACGGCACGACGATTGATCGTAAGGACTGCAACGGGAACTACACCCCGAAGAATTGTCGATGGGCCACGCCGAAGGAACAGGCGGCCAACCGACGAAAGTGACTCAAGCAACAACGCGGACAGACGGCCCTTCGGGGCCGTTTCTGTTTGCAGACCCGCACCGGGCGGGGATTCGTCCCCGCCTTGAGGTGCACGCCCATCACGGGCGCGCCTTAGACAGCCCCTTCGGGGGCTGTCCTTTTTCAGGAGAAATCAATGCCCCGCAAGCCCCAAGCCAGCGCCGACATCGGCGAGATCAAGCAGGAAGTCGCCGCGCTCGGCAACGTCGTGAAGGATCTCTCCAATGTCGTGTCGGGCATCGTGCAGCAGCGCGTCGCGCCCGTCGTGCGTTCCGACATCATCGACACCGGCGACCTTCCCCAGCCGGCCGACACCGTGGTGGTCATGCCGTCCACGGGCGAGGCCACGCTCGAGGGAAACACCGTCGAGCCCGTCGAAGGCCCGCGCTCCAAGGAGTACCTGGACGAGCTCGCCTTCAACGAGGAGCTCATCACGGTGCGCGTCATGGAAGACCCGACGCCCAACGCCGAGAAGTTCGTGCCCGTGTGGGTCAACGGACGGCACCAGCTTTTCGCGCGCGGCGAGGACCAGACCGTGAAGCGCAAGTTCGTCGAGGCGCTGCTTCGCGCCAAGCCATCCACGTTCCAAAGCGAGGAGTACACGGACACGAACGGCGTGCGCGCCTTCCGCTACCCCAAGCACACGGCGTCGAAGTTCCCCGTCCAGGTGATCCGGGATGACAACCCGCGCGGCCGTGACTGGCTGCGCAAGGTCGTGGCCGAGGCCGCCTGATGTCCACCTTTCTCGAACTCTGCCAAGCGACCCGGCTGGAGTGCGGCATCCCCGGTTCCGGGCCTACGTCGGTCACGAACCAGACGGGGGAACTTGCCCGGATCGTAGGCTGGGTTCGGGAATCGTGGACCGACCTCCAGAACGAGCAGAACGCATGGCGGTGGATGACGGGCAACTTCACCATCCAGACGGCCGACAGCGACCCGCACTACGCCTACAACGATTCGGCCGTGACGGATGCCGACACCGGAGTCGCCATCTCTCGCTTCGCCCGCTGGTGGACGGAGAACATTCAGATCTACCTCACCTCCGGCGGGCTGGGGTCGCGGCACATGATCCCGTACACCGGCTGGGACTCCTACCGCTTCACGTGGCTCACGGGCTCCCAGCCCAACGGATACCCCGCCTGTTCGTCGATCGACCCGCAGAACCGCCTTCGCCTGGGGCCGGTCCCCAACGGCATCTACACGCTCGAGGGCGAGTACCAGAAGAGCGCGCAGATCCTTGCCGAGGATGACGACACGCCCGAGATGCCGGCGCGCTTCCACCGCCTCATCGTGGCGATGGCGATGAAGCGGTACGCGGCCTTCGAGGCGGCGCCGGAAGTCCATGCCGCCGCGGACATGATCGAGAACGGCGAGCGCGGCCGTCCCGGGCTTCGGGCCGCCCTGCTCGCCGACCAACTCCAAGAGCCGCGCTTCGCGGCCCCGCTGGCCTGATGCCGCTGCCCCAGGTCACGAAACAGACGGAATTCATCCCCTTCGAGGGGGGCGCGGATTTCGTCACGCCCGCGCTCCAAGCCAAGCCCGGGTCGTGCCGCGAAGCGCAGAACTTCGAGATCGACATCAACCACGGCTACCGCCGGGTGCTGGGGTACGAGCGATTCGACGGGCAGGCCAAACCCTCGGACGCGACCTACGCCATCCTGCCCGTGACGCTCTCGGCCACGGTCAACGTGGGCGACGTGCTCACCGACAACGCGGGGACTTCGTTCGGGACGGTCATCGCGCTCGCCTCGAGCAACACCCAGGCGGTGCTCACCAAGATCACCGGCACGTTCGCCGCAGGCAACGTCCGGGTGGGCGGGGTGGTGAAGGGTACGTGTTCCGGCCCCGCCGTGCAGGACAGCGCCTCCACGCCCCGGCTGCACGCGCAGTACCGCAACCTCGCCGCGGACGTGTACCGGGCGCTCATCACCGCGGTTCCAGGCTCGGGCAACGTGCTCGGGGTCGTCCTGTATGGCGACGTGGTGTACGCCTTCCGCAACAACGCGGGCGCCACCGCCGCCGTGATGTTCAAGTCCACCTCCTCGGGGTGGGCGTCGGTCTCCCTCGGCGAGGAGATCTCCTTCACCAACGCCAACACGTCGGTGGAGGAGGGCGATACCCTCACCCAAGGCGGGGTGACGGCGACCATCAAGCGCGTGGTGGTGGAGGACGGCAGCTTGCTTTCCGGGGTCAACTCGGGCCGGCTGATCCTCTCGGGACGGGCGGGCGGCAACTACGCGGCGGGCGCGGCCACTTCGACCGGCGGCGGCTCGCTCACGCTCTCCGGGGCGCAAACGGCGATCACGCTCGCGCCGTCCGGCCGGTTCGAGTTTGTGGTGCACAACTTCGGCGGGGCCACCACGACCCGCAGGCTCTACGGGGCCGATGGCAAGAATCGCGCGTGGGAGTTCGACGGCACGACGTTCGTGCCCATCTCGACGGGGATGACGACGGACACGCCGCTGCACATTGCGGTGCACAAGAACCAGTTGTTCCTCTCCTTCGGCTCCTCGGCCCAGCACTCCGCGCCCGGGGATCCCTACGTCTTCAACGCGATCGTGGGGGCGGGCGAGATCGCCATGGGCGACGACATCACGGGCTTCCGCAGCCAGCCGGCGAGCCAGGAATCCGGCGCGCTTGCGATCTTCACGCGCAACAAGATCGGGATGCTGTACGGCACGGGCGTCATCGACTGGAACCTCGTGGACTTCAACCAAGAGATCGGGGCCTACGCTTACACGCACCAGCACGTCGGGTTCACGATGATGCTCGACGACCGCGGGGTGACGACGCTTTCCACCACGCTCAACTACGGCAACTTCGTGGCCGCGACCGTGAGCAAGCCGGTCCTGCCGTGGCTGGTGGACAAGCGCACCATCTCGCAGGCGTCGTGCGTGATCCGCGACAAGAACCAGTACCGGCTCTTCTTCAACGATGGCTCCGGCCTCACGATCACGTTCGACAACGGCAACATCTTGGGGATGATGCCGACGCTCTACGCGCACGCTATTCGCTGCGCGTGGAGCTCGGAGATGGCCGACGGCACCGAAGCGGCATTCTTCGGCGACTCCACGGGCTACGTCTTCCAGATGGAGAAAGGCACGTCATTCGACGGCGCCAACATCGAGGCGTACCTCACCCTCGTCTTCAACAACTCCCGCTCGCCGCTCCAGAAGAAGCGGTATCGCGGGATGCAGTTTGAGGTGGAGGGCGACGGGTACGCGGAGTTCGACTTCTCCTACGACCTGTCCTATGCGTCCACGGAAACCGAGCAACCCAACTCCTCGACCATCACCGTCGCGCTTCAACCCGCGGTGTGGGATTCCTTCACCTGGGACTCGTTCTACTGGGACGGCAGGAACCTCACGCCAAACAAGGCCGACTTCATTGGTTCCGCTGAAAACTTCGCGCTGCGGCTGCGCAGCAACTCCGACTACTTCGGGGCGCTTCGTGTCTCGGGCGCCCTCTTCATCTACACCCCGCGGCGGATGCTGCGCTTGGGAGCGTAAATGAGCACCGAATACTTCACCGCCTCCGGCTATCCTTCCACGGGCGCGCTGGGCGTGTCCGCCTCGGCGCGCAGCGAGTTCGCCAACATTGAGACCGGCTTCTCGAAACTGCCGACGCTCGCTGGCAATGGGTCCAAGATCGTCGCGGTCAACTCCGGCGGTTCGGGTCTCGAGGCTATCACCACGACGGGCACGGGCAACGGCGTGCGCGCCACGTCGCCCGCACTCGTGACCCCGGTTCTCGGAACACCCACGTCGGGCACGCTCACCAACTGCACGGGACTGCCAGTATCCACTGGCATTTCCGGTCTGGGAGCAAACATTGCCACGTTCCTCGCCACGCCGTCGAGCGCCAACCTTGCGGCAGCGTTGACGGATGAGACCGGGACGGGCGCGGTGGTCTTTGCCAGTTCCCCTACTCTTGTGACTCCGGCGCTCGGCGCGGCTACGTGCACCACTCTCAACAAGCTCACCATCACCGCGCCCGCGACCTCGGCCACTCTCACGGTGGCCGATGGCAAGACGTTGCAGGCCAACTCGTCGATCGCTTTCACGGGGACGGACGGAAAGGTTCTCTCCCTCACCGGGGACATCCAGATCAACGGGAACGGCAAGACGCTAACCCTCAACAACACGCTCGGACTCACCGGGACGGACGGGACGACGCTCAACATCAACGCGGTTGCGACGCTCAATTCCGGGACTTATACGCCGACCGCAAACAACGGTACGAACGTTACTTCGTTCAGCGTGATCGGATTCCAATACCTTCGCGTTGGCAATACCGTGACGGTCTCCGGGCTTGTTCAGGTTACGCCGACTGCAAGCGCGACGCTCACCGCGTTCGACCTCTCGCTGCCAATTGCTTCGACGCTCTCCTCATCGGCCTGCGCTGGCGCAGGGGGGAAGAACTTCGGAACCACCGTGTCGCCGGCCATGGTGTCCGCGAACACCAGTACCAACACGGCAAGGGTCGCGTTCGTGTCATCGACGACCGGCACTGAAAACGTTTATTTGAGTTTTTCATACGTGGTTGCGTAATGCGCCTCGATAAGCCCACGAGGAAGCTTCAAGTGCTCCTCGCGGGCGCGGTCGCGTCCACACAGCCGCAAGTCTCGGTCTTCTTCACCGACCGAACGAACCAGCTTCAATCCGGCAAGCCAGTTGAATCGCAGTTCTCCACCCTCAACGGCGTCACGGCCGTTGATGTGTGCGATGCCCCGGACCCCGATGTGATTCGGGACATCGACGAGTTCAACCTCTACAACGCCGACTCGGCCGCCGTGACGGCCACGATCCGGGTGAGCGACGACGGCACCGCCCGCCGGATCAAGGTGGTGACGGTCGGGGCCGGATACCACCTCCAGTACAAGAAGGGCCGCGGCTGGAAGGTGATGGATGCCTCGGGGAACGAAACCCGATGATCCGCCTCGACGAGAAGAACCGAAGCCTGGTCATCCTGCTCGGGGGCGCGGTCACGACCTCGCAACTCGAGGTAATGGTGTGCTATTCGGATAAGGGCTCGAAACTCGCGCCCTCATTCAAGAACCGGACCAAATTCTCGACTACCAACGGGGCCACGCCGGTCACGATCTGCGACGCGCCCAATGCGGTCACGATCCGCGAGATCGACTTCGTTTCCGTGCACAACGCCGACACGGTGGCGGCGACGGTCACGATTCGCATGACGGTAGGATCGTCCAACTACACCGTGGTCAAGGTGACGCTGGCGGCGGGAGAGGGGCTGTCCTACGAGGCAAACGGGGTGTGGCAGGTGTTGGGCACCGACGGCCGGCAGCGCATGGTGTTCACGGGCGACATCACGGTGGTGGGCTCGGGCAAGCGTTTCTTCGCGGATTTCTCAAACGCGACGCGCGCCAATCGCTTCCTGTTCCAGGACTCCACCACGAACAACGGCACGAACGTGGGGGCGATCCCGAACGGCACCTCAAACGTGGCGGCCTGGACGGCATTCGGTGGGTCCGACCCGGACAACACGCACTTCATCACCATCACGACCTCGGCCACGGCGACGATGCTCAACTCGACCGCGGCCGGGACGGGAACGCAACGATCGCTTGACCTCCAGATCGGCGGGGCCACCAAGGTCTCCGTGCCGACCGGGGGTGGACTCAAGATCGCCAACGCCTCGGCCCCCACGGTCGCGGCGAACGAGGTGGGATTCGGCACCGCCACGGCCACGACGGTCGGGGCGGCAGGCGCGGCCTCGGCCCTGCCGGCGAATCCGGTGGGCTATCTCATCGTCAACATCGCGGGCACCGATCGCAAGGTGCCGTACTACAACACATAGGACCGACATGGAACGCTCCGATCACGTCATCAACGGCCTCGTGCAGCAGCGCAACGCGGCCATGGACAACTCGGTGAACGCCTACGCCGACTTCATGGTGGCGCAGGAGCGCATCCAGGCGCTCGAGGCCGAGATCGCGGCGCTCAAGGCGCAACTCGCTCCGAAGGAGTAGGTCATGGCCGGGATCATCCAATCGAAGACCACGAACCTCAAGCCGATCGACCCGCTCAAGCCCATGGCGGGCCAGCAGTCGGAGGCCGAGGACGCGAGCGCGCTGCCGGTTGACGGCGCCCCGCAGACGGGCGGCAACGACGTGCAGCCCGCGCCGGCGGCCCCGACCTTGAGCACGCCTGTCACGGGCGGCCAGAACATCGAGACCGCTCCGCAGCCCCCGACGCCTGCCACCGATCCCACGTCGGCCCCGGTGACTGGCGGGCAGAACGTGGAGACCGCGACGGTGCCGACTGCCGCCCCGGCCGGCACGGCGAAAGTCGCCACCGCCCCGTCGCCCGACCTCAATGCGTCGCAGAACAACAACCTCACCGGCACGACGACCGCCGACCCCAACGACCACCAGAACAACACGGGGGTGGAGACCGATCCCGCCACGGATCCGGTCGTGGACACGGTGACGGACCCCGGCCAGAACCCGCTCACGCAGGCGCCGCGTAGCACCCCGAGCACGGGCGATGCGACCGGTGGGCAGAACCCGCTCAACCCGGCGGGCACGCCCTCGACGCCCAGCACCGGCACGTGGAACGGTCGCAGGGACGGCGGCACGCAGCAGGCGCTCGCGCAGTTCGAGGCCGCGCGGCAGGCCGGCATCCTCCCGCCGGAAGCGGACGGGTGGCTTGCGGCCCAAGACTCGGGCGAGCTCCCCACGTACGAGGAACTCAACAACCCCGCGACCCGCAACGCGGCGCTCCAGAAGGCGGCCAACTACTTCCTCCAGAAGTCGGGCAACAACGTCGCCGAGTACAGCCGGCAGTTCGCGCTCTTCCGCGACTGGATCCCGAACCCCGAGGGCGACACCATTCCGCCCCTGGGTTTGAACCGCAACGCCCTCCCGGGTGGTGCCCTGTACGGCAAGCCGAATGCGCAGACCCCGGGCAACTGGCCGGCGGGCACGGGCGGCCCCGGGACCGGTGGCACGGGCGGGACAGGCGGGACTGGGACGGGTGGAACCGGGGGCACGGGGACGGGCGGCACGGGCGATAACGGCTGGACGCCCACCGACGGGATCGTGGACAAGATCATGAAGTCCAACCCGCAGACCATCGACCCGTCCACGTACGACGCGAAGACCCTCGACAACCCGCAGACCGCGGACTCCACGGGGTACGACGCGAAGGGCTACACCGCGGAGAAGGCCCCGGATGCGGAGGGCTACAACCCCGAGGGGTATGAGGCCGAGACCGGGAAGGAGAACCTCTCGGGCGCGATCGACCGCATCCTGTCCAAGGACGGCATCCTGATGCAGCGGTCGCGCGCGCTCGCCGCGATGCAGGCGAACCAGCGCGGCATCGGCAACTCGACCATGGCGATCCAGGCCGGTCAGGCCGCGATGATCGACAAGGCTTCCGAGATCGGGGCCGGGGACGTGCAGGCCGAGCAGTTCAACGTGTCGCAGATCAACGCGGCGCGCGCCTTCACGGCGCAGGCCAAGAACGTCGCCGCGCAGTTCCTCGCTGCGGAGAAGAACCAGAACGGCCGGTTCAACGCCGAGCAGGCGAACCAGGCCGCCGCCTTCACCGCCAACGCGCAGAACCAAGCCTCGCAGTTCCTCGCCGCCGCCAAGAACGCGGCCAGCATGTTCAACGCGGGCGAGGCCAACAAGGCGGCGATGTTCTCCGTCGAGCAGGCCAACGCCGCGGCGCGCTACGCCGCCGAGGCCGCGAACGCCGCCAAGGAGTTCAACGCCACCGCCTTCAACCAGGCGAACCAGCGGTACATCGACGCGATGAACGCGGCCATCGCCGCGCAGAACGATGCGGTCAACCTTGCCCGTCGGGACAAGGCCCAACTCGACGCCGCCGCCCGGGAGGGCGACAAGAGCCGCGCCACGCAACTCGAGATCGCGCGGATGCAGAAGGACCAGCAGATGGCCGTGCTGGACCAGCAGATGCGGCAGTTCAACATGAGCCTGTCGCAGCGCGACAAGGAGTTCGCCGCCTCCCTGTCGGCCTCGCAGTTCAACGCCTTCCAGCAGGGCCTCCAGGACGGGATGAGCCTCGAGATGGAGCCGGAGGCGCGGCAGAACTGGCTGCACAACTACATGGCCGTGTGGTCGGCCTCCGGGGTGCTGCCCTTCGACATCGACATGAGCGCCTTCCCGGCGTCCGGGCAACCGCAGCCGTGATCGTTCGCCGCGCGACCCCGACCGACGTGGAGGCGATGGTCGCCTTCGGTCGGAAGATGCACGAACTCTCGGATCTGCGCCGCTTCCCCTTCGATGAACGGGGTGCCTCGACGATGGCCTACCGCTGCATGTTCGACCCGGACAAATGCGCGTTCCTCGCGCAGGACGAAGGCGTGGTGGGGATTCTCGCGGGGATGGCGTGCGATCTCGACTACACGCCCGTGCGGTACGCCACCGACATCCTCTGCGTGGCCGACAAGCCGGGGGCTGGGTTTCGCCTCATGCGGACGTTCACCCACTGGGCGTTCGGCGAGCAGAAGGTGGACCGCATCTATTTCGGGGAGTCCTTCGGGGGCCGCGACCCGTCGAAGGCTGAGTCGTTCTACAAGCGCCTGGGCGCGAAGCGTACCGGCGGGTTCTACGTGATGGAGCACCTATGAGCGGAGTCGCAAAGTCCCTCGGCAAGTCGTTCACCAAGTCGAACGGCGGGAAGATCGCCGCCGGCCTCCTCGGGGCCGCGGCAGCCTACTACCTCGGCGGCCTCCTCACCGGCAACTACGGTTCCGATGCGGCGGTCTCGGACTTCAACGCGAACGCCAACAGCGGCGACATGACGGGGGGCGATTCGGCGATCCCCGAAGTGTCGATGCCCGAGGTGCAGGCGCCGGAGGCCCCCACCGCGGAGATGCCGGTGCAACCGACGACCCCGCCTCCGCAGACCCCGGCGCCGGCCGCTTCGCCACCCCCTGCGGAGACCGTGAAGCCGCAGGCCCCCGTCGCCAATCAGGACATGGGCCCGGGCACGCCGCAGGACGGCGCGCTCGAGCGCAAGATGAAGTGGCTGGAGGGGCTCTCGCCCGAAGCGCGCGCCTTGGTCACGGGCAGCGTGCAAGGCGGCACCGCGGCCCTCCTCAAGGGCGTGGCCCAGCAGAACGACCAGAAGTTCGTCGAGCAGCGCGAGCAGCGGTTCCGTGACGATCGCGCTCGTCGCGGCAAGGTCGAGGCCCTGCCAGCCAGCGCGTTCTCCGGCGGGAATGGCATCCTCGACACCTACCGGAAGGCGTAGCCATGCCCGCGACCAACTGGCAGGCCCTCAACTTTAACGAGGGCAAAGGCACGCTCGAGGACCAGATGCGCCAACTGCGGGGCAACCGCAGTTTCTTCGGCACGCGCAACATCAACAACTACCAGGATTCGAGCATCTACACGCCGACGCAGCAGAACAACGGCGGGGATGACGGCGGAACCCACACGGTCTATGTGGCCCGCCCCGACTCGGGCCTCGTGGGAAGCAGCGGAGAAAACGGCGTCTTCATCAAGGGGCCGGACGGGCAGGCGTACATGCGCGTGCCCCTGCGCCGCACCGATGACGCGGAAAACGGATTTAGTGCTGCCGAGCTTGGATTCGGAGATGACCCCGAGGCAATCCAGAACTATCTCGGGATCAAGCCCGACGAATGGGCGGCCTACTCGGATTCCGAGCGGCAGCACATCCTCGAGACCAACTACTTCCACCCAGACAACTCGCACGGCTGGGGAGAAGTCTTCTACTCGCCCGAGTACGGTTTCGTGATGCCGACCTCCTCGTATCGGGATCCCGATGCGCGGAGGGACAACGCCCTCACGGCCGGCATGTTCGCGGCGGTGGCCGCCCCCGCCATCGCGGGGATCGCGTCGGCCGAAGGCGCTGGGGCAGCGACGACCGCAGCGGAAACCGGGATCGACACGGGCGGTTTGGAAGTCGGCGGGGAGGAGATCGCCAGTTCCGGTCTCGAGACCACGACGCCCACCACTCCCGAATTCACCTCTCCGGTCGAAACGACCACGACGACGGCTGCGCCTTCCAGCGGCAACGGAATCATCGACGGGGCTCGCAACCTCTGGAACGGCGCGACCCAGTGGTACAACGGGCTCTCGCCCGCGTCGCGCTTTGTGCTTGGGCAGGCGGCGTCCACGGGCGCCAGTGCACTCCTCCAAGGCAACGCCCAGCGCAACGCGCAGCAGTACGCCGAGCAGCAGGAGCAGCGCGCGCGCGACGACCGCGCCCGCCGTGGTTCCGTGTCTGCATTCAGCGGCAACCCCTTCACTCGCAAGGCCGACTACACGCCGAAGTACGGTGTCATCGACTCCCGCCGGAGAACGTAATGGAAAGCAACGTCACCCCCGAAGAGCAGAAGCAGTACGACGTGACCGTGGCCGCCGCGCGCCGCAACATCTTCGGCGATCCGCAGGACGACACGCGATTCAAGATGGTCCTGCAACGCATGTCGGCCACGAAGGACAACATCGCCGAGAGCATCGGCGGCATCGCGGCCACGACCATGCTCAACATCTCCGGGGCGGCGCAGAAGCAGAACCGCCAGGTCCCGGGCGACATCCTCCTCCACGCTGGGGATGAGGTGGTGGACGACCTGATCGAGATCGCCACCGCGGCGAAACTCATGGACCCCAAGCAGACCGAGGAGGTGAAGAAGCAGGCGATGTTCGCCGGCTTGAAGCTCTTCGGCGAGCAGCAGTCCAAGACGATGACGCCCGAGCAGAAGCAGCAGGCGGCATCCGAACTCCAGCAGATGAAAGGCGCGAAAGCGCCCCCCGCCCCGCAGGGCATCCTCCAATCGCGCATGGGAGCCTGACATGGCTATCTCTCTCGGCAATATCTTCGTCCAGGGTGTTCTTGGTGCCGCCGGCGGTGCAGCGGCCGGTGCCGCCAAGATGGACGAAATGAAAATGAAGGAGGAGATGGAGCTCACGAAGCAGGAGCGCTTATCGAAGCTCCGCACGCAGGAACACGCGACCAACAAGCAGTTCGACCTTGATGCCCAAGAGGACGAACGCAAGCGTCAATCGAAGTTCTACGCGGACGCTGATGCCGCCACCAATCAACCGGGCAAGACGATCACGGGGCAAGCCATGGCGACCTTTGAGACCGATGCCGGCCCGGATTCCGTCACCTCCAACACCGAAGCCACCAAGATTGCGCCGACGCGCCGCGAGAAAGAAGAGTATTACCTTGACCGCGCCCGACAGGCCGGGGATACCGGGCTGATTGATCGGCATACCAAGGGACTCTCCGAAGCGCGTAAAGACGAAGACGAGCAGCGCAAGGCCCAACTGGATGTCGATCGAAACAAGATCGCCGCCATCCGCGCCGAGTCCGACCGCCTCAAGGCCGAAGCCTCGCAGTCGCAGGCCGAGGCTGCGAACAAGCGCGCAGAGGCGATGCTCAAGCGGATCGAGACCAACGGCAACAAGGGCGACGAGAAGGACACCGCCCGCATGAAGGACATCAAGTTCTATGCCGAGACCGTGTTCGGCGGTGGCGCGGGCGCGAGCGATGAGCAGAAGCAGCAGGCGCTCAAGGACGCGGCCGTGTACCTCATCAACAAGGAGGACAAGTCAACGACCGACCGCGTGATGAAGCTCGCCGAAGACCTCTCCAAGGATCCGGCCTGGATGACGAAATCCACGGAAGAGCGCCTTACCGAGGCTCGCCGCCTCGCCAGCACGCTCGAGCCCATGAACGACCGCAAGCGCGGGGGTGTTAGCGCCAAGCCGCAAGGCGGAATGCCGACGGTTCCTTTGGCCATGCCGAAACCGTGGGAGCGCCAGTGGGGGGCTAAGTAATGGCCCTGCCGCGCCCCGGGGAAGTGATCGACGGCTTCCGCTTCGTCGGAGGCGATCCCAACAAGCAGGAAAGCTGGGAGCAATTCGACGCCCCTCGCGCGGGCGACATCCTTGACGGCTATGAATTCAAGGGCGGCGACCCGGACAAGCAGGAATCGTGGGCGAAGTTTGAGCCGAAAAAGAAGGGCATCCTCGACCGCATCGCGTCAGTCTTCTCCGAACCGGAGGATGCGAACGAGGGCAGCGTGCGTCGTTCGATGTCGCGCGGTATCGGTCAGGCGCTCCAGAGTAACCAAGCGAGCCTCATGGGCTCGAACCAAGCCGTGCTCGACGTGATGAACAAAGTCGATCGGGGTATGGTGGTTCCCGAGTCCGAGGACGTAACCGGCTACCAGCAGATGACGCCGGAGCAGCGCAAGGCCGTGCGGCAAGACGTGGAGCGCGCCGTCACGTCTAACGTGAAGAGCGTGGCACAGCACGCGCAGACCATCGAGAACATCCCGCCAAGCGAAGCCGTCAAGCGGGTTAACCAGTCGAAGACGTTCGACGAGGCGTGGACCGAGTTCAAGAAAGCCCCGATCGAATTCATCTCCAACGTCGGGGCCGAGAGTTTCCCGAGCATGGCCCCGGGTATGGTTGCGGCTGCGGCAACGGGAGGCGCAGGCGCCCTTGTCCGCGCATCAAGCGCAGCGCGCGCCGCGATGAGCTCGGCCGCCATGGGCGGTGCATCCTACGCGGCCGAGTACGCCAACGACATCGTGGACGCCCTGCAAGAAATGGGCGTGAACCCGGCGAATGAGGCGCAGTTGCGCGCGGCCATTTCCGACCCGGAGATGATGAAGCGTGTGCGCGAAAAGGCGGCATCCAAGGCCAACATCGTCGGCGCGCTTGATGCCGCGAGCGGAGGACTGGCCGGGAAGACCCTTGCGCCCAAGGCCATCAAGAACCGCATTGCCCGCGAGTCCACGAACGTCGCTGCTCAAGCTCCCGCTCAAGGCGCTTTGGGCGCGGCAGGTGAAGTCGGCGGAACGATTGCCGCTGGCGACGAGGTGAAGCCAGGAGCGGTGCTCGGCGAGTTCTTCGGCGAGTTCGTCGGCACGCCAGCCGAGGTGGCGAGCATGGCCGCCTCACGGGCTCCGATCGAAACCGCCGCCCCGGTACTGAAAGCGCTGTCTCTCGACGAGGCGATCAAGGCGGCAGAGTCGGCATTGCAAAATGTTCCGCCCGAGCCCCCGAAGGCACTCCCGAACTACCGAGGCCCAACCATGGTGGTGATGCCGGACGGCACGACAATGACCGGCGCAGAGTGGGAACAGGAGCGCCTGCGCCGCATGGTGCAACCGGGAGAAACCGGCCCGACTCCCGTGGCCTACGATCCAGCCGTGCAGGGGCAGCAGCGCACGGACCTCGAGCGTGACTTCCAGACGCCGCCGGCCCCCGCAGAAGCCCCGCAAATCGTGGTCCCCGGCCAGCCGGAAGGGGCCGCCACGGCGCCCGCGATCGAACAGCCCACCCTCACCGCCCCCGACTCCACCGAGGCCCTGGTGGAGGCCCAGCGCAAGCAGGCGGCGGGCGAATTGCTCACGTCCTACGAGCGCGCTCTGCTGGACAACCCGCCGGCCACCGCCGCCCCGCAGATCGCCATGCCAGGGATGCCGGCGCAGCCTGCCACCTCCCCGATTATCCTTCCCGGCCAGTCGGCCCCGACCCCAGCCAGCCAGCCGCTTGCCGTCGTCGAGCAAGCGCCGCGCCGCCGCGACCCGAAGACCATGACGGGCCCCGAACTCGACATGGCATCCAAGCTCACCCGCTCCCCGGAGCGCAAGGCCGAGCTCGACGCCGAGATCCAACGCCGCACGGAGGCGCCCAATGAAACCCAAGGGAGTGCCCAAGCCGAACCCGTGGGAGGCGCTGCTGTCGCCACCCAAGCCGAAGGGGCGCAAGTACCGGATCGGCCCACGAATCCCCAAGGGGCCGCCCAAGAAGTAGCGCAAGGCGAAATCGTCCAGCCCAAGACG